TTGAGGAGAGTTTCATTACTGAGCCTACTTTAAGCTCTGAGCATGAGGTGGCTTTAAAGATTATTACTGAGGCATTGCAAGCTCCTTTCGTTCAAATACTATTAAACGCGGGATTGAATCCTGAGGATGTGTATAGCGGAGAACCGATGGAGCCGGGCAAAGGATACAATTTGAAAACAGGGCAGATGGGAGACTTGATTAAGATGGGTGTTATTGACCCACTTAAAGTTACTCGCTCTGCATTGCAAAATGCGATATCCGTTGCGGTAACTATTTTGAGTACTAATGCAATTGTAACAATGGCTCGTAGTTATGAGCAGGCTCAAAATTAAAGAGTTCATAAAATTTACTGTTATATGGGTGGCATGCAACCTATCGATACCATTTTGGGTGGTAGGGCATGTGCACCTGACAGTAAACATGTATCAAGACTTGAGTGAGATAATAGCGTCAATGGGGATGAACATAATTGTTGCCGTTGGCTTTTGGTTAAATTGGAAAGATGAATCTAAGAAAATATGAGCATACTTCATAAAATATTGAACTCATACCCTGACGAGGGGTTATTGAAGGTAGACGGATTCGATGATGCCATCATTGGTGTATCGTCAGACATACGCATCGTGTATTCATTGGATAAGATTATTGAGATTCTTATGGAACACATGAGCGAAGATGATGCCATTGAGTATTTCTACTTCAGCATTGATTCAGAATTTTTAGGAGAAAAAAGACCAATATACGTTAAGATAGTTGATTAACTTAAATTAAATAAAATGAAACCAATAGGGAAATACATTGTCATCAAGAACATTGATGAAGAGTTAAAGACAGAGTCAGGTTTGATATTATCAGGCGAGGACATGAATCAAATGCGTTACAAACGTGGTCTAGTAATTGAGCCGGGAACTGAAGTCCCTCACATCAAGAAAGATGATGACATTTACTATGACAAAGCACACGGGTTTACGATGCTAATACATGATGTTCAGTACACAATTATTCAGGAGCGTGATGTCGTTGTTGTTTTGTAAATGCATTCATTTCTTTTATCATATTTCGATAAACCTTGTCGGTATATGATACATTCTTAGCAAACATTTTGTTTTGTGATTGACTAACGGGGATTTCTTCCCCGTTTAGTTTTCTATATATCAACTGAATCATTCTTGTAGTTTTGATTGGTAGTTGGTATACTGCTTTTCGTTGTCCCATTCTTTTTCTAAAAACAACGATCCATCCATCTCTAAGTAGTTTTTCAAATCTCTTTACGTCCCAACTAAATAGAGAGTTGTATTCATCAAATTTTCCTCTGTCAAAGTACTTCTCAGAGTACAAGAATAATAGCATATCAAGGTCTGCTTGAAGCAGTCCATACTTCACTTTAACGTATTGTCTTATTACCCTCCAAAATTTTAGGTAATCATCTGTGTTTGATTTCATTTGATTTTTTTTTATATATTTGCTACAAAGTTATTCATTAAAACTCGACAAAATCATGAGAGGATTAAAAATCAATAAGCAAACAGGAAGAGACACTCCTTTGTCTGCAACACCGGAACCAAAAACAGTCTATACTGAAGCTGAAAGAAAAGCAATTTCTGAAGAAAAAAATAAAGCCGAAGCAGCTGCTCAAAAAGCCTTAAAACAAGCAAGAGATAAACAGGCGGATGATTATCTTAAAAATATTTCAAGCTCTAAAGAGCCTTACAATAATGCAAAAGCAGAAAATAAAAATCCAAAATCATCACTGTCAGACAGATTAAGTAAGTAATCATGCAACAACAAGTTCAAAGACCCGATACCCCATTAGCTCCTACACCGGAGCCAATGCCTGTCAGCTCAGGAATGCAGATGCCTGCATCTAAACCTGTTACCAAATATCAGGCTGTGGCTGACGCTGCTATTAGTCAGATTAAAAACATGAGCGCACAAACTATGCCTCAGACTCAACCGCAACAAGAACCTAATCAACAATAGCCATGGTTTACAATCCAAGAGAAAAAGCAAACGCAAAAGTAGATATAATAAAAAAAGGTATTCCTGCTAAAAAAGTTACTGCTAAGCCAACAGAAGCTACTAAAGATAGTCCCATAACTACTGCTTTGGCTGATATTGAGAAAAGAGGGGCTGAAAGAAGAAAGGCAGCACAAGAAAATAACTCTAGACTTGTAGCAGCAAGAAAGAAAAGAAGAGAAGAAAAAGGTACGATTCAATCAGGAAGTGATAAACTTCAAGGATTGGCATCGCTAAGAAATACATTAGGTAGACAGTATTACAGACAACCCGATAGTGAAAATTCATAACAACTAAAAACAATTAAAATGAAAAAACCAATGCAAAAAACAGCAGCTTTTATGAAGCCTGTAGTTAAAGGAGCTGCTAAAGGAGCGGTAAAAGGTGCAGTAAAAGGTGCCGTTAAAGGCGCAATGAAAGGAATGGACAAACCCCTAACAAAAAAGAAATAATGGCTAAGACTAAAGTTTCTCCAAGTTTACCGGCTTCATCTCGTATGCAGATGCCTAGCACTTCGGTAAAAAGCAAAAGCGTGAACATTAAAGTTGATGGCGGAAGCGCTACTAAGAAAATGCATGTTGCTAAAAAAGGAAAAAGTATGGGTGGGAAAAACCCTTATTGTTAATCTTTAAAATAAAAAAAGATGGCTAAGAAAGTAGAAGAAACTCCTGTAGTTAGTGGTTTAAAAGAAACAACTCAGGAAACTATAGCTACAAAACAACCTACCAAAGTTGTTTTTGAAACTGAAATCGTTGCGGAAGTTGAGGCTCCCGGTCACTCTACAAGAGCATTCCGTGGATAAGTCAAAAATGCAATGTAACCGTCCTGTTCCGTCTAATAGACCGGGCAAGAAGAAGATGGTAAAAGCATGTTCCAATGGGCAGGAGAAACTCCTGCACTTTGGAGCAAAAGGCTATGGCAACAACTATAGTGCTGCTGCTCGTAAGAGTTTTAAGGCAAGACATAGTTGCGATACAGCAAATGATAAACTAACGCCTAGATATTGGGCGTGCAAAAATCTATGGGCAGGGCCGGGAGGTTCTACCACAAGTAATCCAAGTAACCGTAAAGGAAAATATTAAATTATGAGTAGAGATTATCCATTATCGCCAACACCTAAAACAAAAGATAGCACAGATTATTTTGATAGAGCTGAAAAAAGTTTTATGAGATTAGCAAATTCTGAATCTAAAAAAGGGAATGAAGCTGTCTCAAATAAAATGGTTAAACTTGCTAAAAATTCTTTTGAAAATAAACAAAGACAAAGTTTAAAAGGAAAATCGGGGTATGATAAAAATGGTTATCCTATTAAAAAATAAATATGGTTACTCAGAAATTCATGGGCCGGGGCCAATTATTAGAGAGGCTTTCTGCTCAGGTTGGTAGTAAAAAATTAGCTGTAGAGATACTGCAAAAAAGAGGTCATTTGAAATCGGATGGCAAAACATATACTGAGGCAGGAATAAAAAGAAATTCTATGACTGCTGAGGAGCGAGCAAAAGATAGGGCTTCAAAGTACACAGGAAGACCGACTAAGGACTTTAAATATCATAAAGAAACAAACAGAGTTAGTTATCAATAAAACAGAAAATCATGAACAGAGATTTCCCATTAGCACCTACATTTTTCGAAGGAAATGAAAAAAAAGTAGAAAGACTTAAAAAAAGAGAAGCCAAACTTGTAAGTAAAGGCAATAAGGCTGTTGACGAAGGAAGAGAAAGAAAAGCTGACAGAATATTCAAAAGAGCAGCGAATGTTGAAGACCGTTTGATTAAAGCATCAGGAAAATAGATTAAGATGAAAGATGCTTGTTATAAAAAAGTAAAAGCACAGTATGACGTTTTTCCATCGGCAAGAGCTTCCCAAGCTATTGCTAAATGTAGAAAAGGGTCGGGTGCTGTTAGAAAAACAGAGGCAGGCACATCTTTAAAACGGTGGGAGAAGGAGAAGTGGACTGATACAAGAACAGGAAAGGCTTGTGGCGCAGGAGGAAGTAATGAGTATTGTAGACCAAAAGTAAAAGTATCTTCAAAGACGCCAAAGACTATATCTGAAATCAGTAAACCTAAATTAGCCGCTAAAAAGGCAGAGAAATCAAGAGTTGGCATGGGCAGAAAAGTTTCAAAAATTTAATAACTTTGTGAGATGAAAAAAATTATTGAAAAAGCTAAACAATACGAGTCTAAGAAATCTCTTGATGGAAAGATGAAATTTTTAAAAGGAAATGTTAGTAAAATTTCTAAAAACAAAATAAAATGAAATCAAAAGGACTAGGAGACACAATTCAAAAGATAACAGCAGCAACAGGTATTGAGGCAGCTGTAGAGAAAATTTCTGAAGCAACAGGGAAGCCATGTGGTTGTGCTAAAAGAAAAGAGGCTTTAAATAATCCCGACTTATTAATTAATAAAGTATTTTATAAAAACTAGAAACTATGTCAAACATAATATTAAATGCGACTAGAGCGCTAAAAGTAATCCCTTCAGATAATTGTTACGTTCCAACGCCTTTTGAATTAATTAGAGGTACAGTAACAGCTTCAGGAGGAGGAGGAGCTACATTGTCAGATTCCGGAGTATTTTTTTTCGTAGATAACGCATCAGGAGGAAGAGAATTTAAAGTAAATGTTGGAGATGTCGTTTACAATATCAGTCAAAACATTGCCGCTACAATTACAAGAGTTATAACCAATAAGCAAATTGAGTGCAATGCTACTATATGTGCTATTGGAGACGAATACATAATCTATCAATCAGGTCAAGTAACAGGATTGGGTAATAAAGGATGTCTTCTTTATAATGGAAGACAGACGGCAACAGGTAGAGACCTTGAGTTTGAAACAATAGGAGGAGATTTGCTTTATTTTACAGAACCTTCATTTGGTTTGATTCCAATACAGGCATTGAAAGTTACAAGCAATACAAATCTTCAAGATTTATACGCTCTTTGGTAAGATGGCAAAAGTAAAACAACAAGAAAGTTCTTATGTAGGCAAGCCTAAGAAATCAGGCGTTGCTTCTAAGACCAAAACAAGTACATTGAAAACGAGTAAGAACTACGTTAAGGCGTATAGAGGACAGGGCAGATAATGAAATACATGAACTACATAGTATCGTCTTTGCTTCTTCTTTTTGTTCCAATTTATGGGATATTAATAGCTGTTGGAGCTGCAATCATTCTTGACACTTTCACGGGTATATTTAAAAGTGTAAGGTTAAATGGTTGGAAGAGTATTAGAAGTAAAAAGTTATCCCATATAATATCGAAGATGGTGCTTTATGAAGTTTGTGTTTTGTTTTTGTTTGTAATAGATAAATACATCCTAAACGAATTTATTGTAAAGTGGTTTGGAGTTGATTTTATGTTTACAAAAATATGCGGTATCCTCTTAATCTTTATCGAGCTAGTTTCAATAAAAGAGAATATTGAGGAGACTTTCAAAGTTGATATTTGGAAGATGCTAAAAACAGCTTTACTTAGGGCTAAAGAACTAAAGTCCGATGTGGACGATATAAAATAATGACGACACAACAAATAACAAAAAAATACGGAACCCCTAATGAAACAGGGGTTGGTTATTTAGTTAAGATTGAACTTCCTTACCCAATGCGTATTGCTTGGGATACAGATACTACAGTAACTACTATGATGTGTCATAAGTTGGTTGCTCACAAATTTAAAGCTGCATTCACAGATATATTAGCCGAGTACGGTTATAAAAAAATTAGAGAGTTAGGTATTGATTTATTTGGTGGTTGTTTCAACTACCGAAAAATGAGAGGTGGGTCTGCGTGGTCAATGCATTCTTGGGGAATAGCAGTTGATTTGGACCCGGCAAGAAATACTTTAAAAGAAACATCAAAGACCGCACGATTTGCAAGACCTGAATACAAGCCAATGATTGATGTTTTCTATAAACATGGATTTGAGTCTTTGGGAGTAGAAAAGAATTTTGATTGGATGCACTTTCAGGTAAAGAATTGAAAATCAATAAGTTGTAAATTATTAAAAATAACCTATAAGCATATATAAAATTTTGTATGTTTGTATATGGAAAAATTTATACAAACAGAGTATTTGCCAAATGGTTATTTAATAAATATTGAAGGGCAAGTTAAAAGTCCTTTTAATAAAATATTAAAAACTACTATTTCTAATAGTGGTTATTATTTTTTAAATATTAAAAATAAAGGATATTTTATTCATAGAGCTGTCGCTTTTGGTTTTTTGCCATTGGTTGATGGTAAAAAAAATGTTAATCATAAAGACGGTAATAAATTAAATAATGAATTAGATAATTTAGAATGGTGCACAAAAAGTGAGAATTGTAAACACGCTTATTTATTAGGATTAAAAAAGAAAACAATAAGTAGTTTATTTAAAGGTAAATTTGGAGAAGAACATAATAGAAGTGTAAGAATAATATGCAATGGTATCGAATATAGTGGATACTCGGAAGCTAGTAGAAAATTAAACATATTGACAAGTACAATACATTACAGAGTAAAAAGTAAAAACAAAAAATGGATGCACTTTCAAATAAAAGACTAATGAAAAAGGTAATTATTCTGTCCCTAATATTCTCAATTTTTGGGACAAGTTGCGGGGCTAAAAAAGTAAACGTAGACAAGGTTGATATAAAAGTCAAATCAGATAGCACAGTTTCTGCTAGCAATCAGACAATATCTACTCAAGATAATCACATAAAAATTACAGAAGACACTCACGAGGTAGAGGTATGTCCGGTATCTGATACAATACCGATGGTTGTGAATGGAATAACGTACAAAAACGCCAAGCTGAGATACAAAAAAACAAAAAAGGAGTTAGTAAATACTTCCAAAATAAAAGTGTCTGAGAAAGCCTCTATTAAAGTCTCTGTAAAAAAAGATACCTCAGCAAAATCATTCAAGAAAAATGTTGATAGAAAAGCCAACGATTGGTGGTGGCTTTTAATCATATTGCTTGTTCTGTTAGGATTTTACACCTACAAACGAATCAATCGAACATTATTTTAAATTTTATATCTTTGTAAAATAACAATTAAATCAAATAAAAATGTCAAACGTACACGTTACACAAGAAGAATTAACAAAAATTCAAGAATTGAACGCTGAGTTCAGCAAAGCAAAAATGGCAATCGGAGATGTAGAGCTTCAAAAGCATAACATTCTTCGTGTTATTGATGAGTTGAAATTACAATTTTCTGCTCACGAAAACTTATTAATTGAAAAATATGGAGCCGATGCTGTTATCAATGTTCAGACAGGAGAGGTAACTAAAAAAGAGAATTAACTTTAAATTAAAACAACATGGGGTTCATTAGTAGCTATCCAAAAGATACAAACATTTCTTTACAAGATAAGTTGTTAGGCACAGATGCTGAGAACTCTTTATTTACGAAGAATTTTGAGATTTCAGACTTTGTAACATTTTTGCGCACTCAGAGCATTGGAAGTCAAGGACCTACAGGTCCGCAAGGAATACAAGGCCCTGTAGGTACTCCCGGAGCTGTTGGACCCGCAGGTTTAACTTGGAGAGGCACATGGGTTTCAGGAACTTCTTATATTGCTAATGATGCTGTTTCGTATAGTGGGGCATCTTGGTTTTGTATATCAGCAACTTCAGGTACTACGACTCCAAATTTAGCCACTTCAAATTGGGCTTTGTTAGCTTCTCAAGGAGCGATAGGCCCTGCGGGTGCTCAAGGACCTACAGGTCCTCAAGGCCCGTCGGGGAGCGTTTTGCCTTATAAATCTCTTGTATCATATATACAATTTACATCTGATGGAACTTCTTTGAATACTGAAATTTTTAATGATTTAGAGGCAGGAATTTATTTTTCACAAAGTTCAACAGGAATATATGAAATGGCGTCGCCTTTATCTTCATTTACGTTAAAGACAGTAATAAATCCATTCGATAAAACATCTAGTAATCCTGCAAGAGTTAGGCTTCCTATTTTTAATAATTCAACAGGCGCAATAGTAGGATACTATACGATACAAAGATGGAATAGCGGGAATGTTAGAATGTATTTTTGGGATGCATCTAATAATCTTATAAATCCTTACACCATATTAAATACAAGTAATATTCTTTCAGATATTAAAGTTTACAATTAAAAAAAAATAAATGTCAAAGATATCCTATTACCCATCGGCAGATGAGCCTTTACAGCTAAGCGATAGACTGATAGGTACTGAGGCTCCTAGACCAACTCCATCTGCTACTCCCCTTGCGACAAAGAACTTTTCGTTAGGGGAGTTGTTAGATTTATTCTCATCTAATTTTCCCGCAGCTTCATTGCAGGCTGTACTTAATACGGGAAACACGGCTACTCAGAATATAACATTGACAGGCACTATTACCTCAACGGTAATGAAGCCAACAAATATTGAGGACACTAGCGGTAGTCAGGGTACTACTTTTCAGATACTAAGCAAAGGTGCTTCTAGCATAAATTGGATTAACATTCCTGTAGATAATCTTCAGGCTGTCCTTAATGCAGGAAGTGTTGCTACGGGTAACATCTCTTTGACCGGTAATATAACTTCAACAAGAATAATCCCCGGAAACATTCAAGATGATATAGGAGGTATAGGTACTGTTGGTCAGGTTCTATCTAAAACATCAACCGGTATAAGATGGATAACTAATCCGGCCTCATATACTGCGGGATTAGCTGATGTATTGTCGATAGGAAATACAGCTACAAACGATATTAACCTTATTGGAAATGTAACTGCAACTTTATTCATAAAATCAGGAGGTACATCTTTACAATACCTAATGGCTGACGGCTCTGTTAGCACAGGTCCTTCATTAACGGGATTTGTACCATATACGGGTGCAACGGCTAACGTAAATTTAGGCGAATACGAATTAAAAGCGGGGCAAGTTACACTTGACACATCGCCAACAGGCGCGGCAGCGGTAGCAACAACAAGGTGGAACGATTCAATCGGAACAAGTGAAACAACTCTAAAAGGTGGCAGCGTAGTACTTAAAAATGGGGTTGATTTGGTTGCGCGTGTAGTGAACAAAGTAACACCAAATGCAACGCTAACAAAGGCAGCGTATGAAGCCGTTAGAATAAGCGGGGCGCAAGGTCAACGATTGGCCGTTGCATACGCTCAAGCGAATAACGATAACAATTCAGCCGATACAATAGGAATTGTTTGCGAAACGATAGCAACCAACCAAGAGGGTTTTATTTTAACCGTTGGCCAATTAGAGGAGATTAATACAACAGGCTCGTTGCAGGGCGAAACGTGGGCGGATGGCGATGTACTTTATTTATCGCCTACAACTGCGGGGAGATTGACTAACATTAAGCCAACAGGCGCAACAGGTCACATCGTTGTAATGGGGTACGTTGAATATGCTCACGCAGTACACGGTAAGATTTACGTTAAGATTATGAACGGATGGGAGCTTGACGAACTGCACAACGTCTTTATAAATTCGCCCGCAAATAACGAGGGGTTATTTTACGACTCAGCCGATTCGCTTTGGAAAAACGAAACGATTGCAAGTGCGCTCGGATACACACCTTTTCAATTACCTTCACTCACAAGCGGCAGCGTTTTATTTTCAAATGGCACGACCATAGCGCAAGACAATGCAAATCTATTTTGGGATGACACGAATAATCGTTTAGGGATTGGAACGGCAAGTCCGACTTCAAAATTAGATATTATTACAATAGACACAGGATATTCTACAATAGCAAAAGCAGTAACAGGACAGCTTAGAATAAGACCTTGGTTAAGTGCAAATTATGGAGCTGTAATAGATAGTTATAATTTAGCAGGAACTGCACAAGAACGATTAACATTAAGCGCAAGTAAAATTCAATTATTAGACGGAAATTGTCTTATAAACACCACAACCGACGCAGGCTTTAAATTAGACGTAAACGGCACGGCGAGGGTGGTAGGAAGAATAACAGGAAACGAGTCTTTATATCTTGGAACAGGTGGAGCAACAAGCAATCAAATTGTAATAAATGGCACAGGTGCAAACGCAGGTATTTATTCACCGTCTTATTCAAGTGGAACAACAAATATAATTGCTTTTAAAGATTATAGTGGTTCTGAAAAAATGCGTCTTACAGCAACAGGAAATGTTCTTATAAATACCACAACCGACGCAGGGTATCGCTTAGACGTAAACGGCACGGCGAGGTTTGGTACAAGTGGTGCAAGGACTGAATTAGGGGATTTTTCAGGGGGTGGTCAATCTTACGGTCTTTTAAAAGCTGATTTTGCAAGTGGTTGGGCTTTTGGTATTTCTAATTTAGCAAAATCACAGGTTTATTTTGAAATAAGAAGTACAGGACAAACTATTTTTGGTTCCGGAAATAATAATTATTTAAGCCTTTCCTCTTCCGCTAAAGTTCAAATAGATTCAACAACTCAAGGCTTCCTACCACCGAGAATGACAACCACGCAAAAGAACGCAATAGCTACACCCGCTGCGGGGTTAGTTGTTTACGATACGGATTTAAAACAATTATGTACTTATAATGGTACTTGGGGTAACTCTCCATTTTATCAACAATCTTTAGCGGGTGTAAAATACTTTACTGACTTTGATAATACAGCAAGTACAACTCCAAACTTTGCAGTATTTGCGAGTGGATTAGGAGCAGATACACGTAGAACTGTAGTAAATATACCAAATCAAACTGCAAACCAAATTGGATTTTCTCAATTTCAGACAGGCACAACTTCAACAGGTTATGCCACTATGATAAATGAGGGATTTGTAGGTAAACAATTTGTATTTGGAGGAGGTGCTTGGGTATTTGAAACTTTTGTTAATGTAGAAACATTATCAGATGTAACAAATAGATTTAGATTTATGGCAGGTTTTGGAGATAGTCCAACAAATGCAAGCGAAGGAAATGGTGTTTTATTTACTTATGATGAGGGTGGAATTCAAAACGGAACTATTGCAAGTCCAAATTGGCAATGTGTAACTTCTGCAAGTTCAGTAAGAACATTAACAACAACTTCAACTACGGTAAGTGCAAACACTTGGACAAAATTAAGAATTGAAGTAAATGCAGCAGGAACATCAGTAACATTTTATATTAACGGCACATTAGTTGCAACACATACAACAAACATTCCAACTTTTATATCAGCAGCAAATGCAAGAGCGTTTAATGTAAAGCTATCAATTTTAAAATCTACAGGCACAACAAATAGAAGTGTTTTTTGTGATTATTTACTATATGAAAATAACTTAACAACTTTGAGGTAATGATAAAATATAGAATGATTTTAGAGAATGGATATATTGAAACGCTAAACGAAGCGGAAGCGATAGCACACGGAAACTACCAAATAATTAACGAACAAATAGAAGAAGATGGCACAAATTCAACCGATTAATTTCCCTTTTACAGGCGAAGCGACACAACTAAAAGTTTTAATTCTTAACTTTCCAACCGATGCGAATACTTGCACCACTTACAACGAACTATTGACTCAAGACGGTACACTTTGTACCGCTTGGAACTACACGCTAACCGATGAGGAGTTTGCGGATTGGGGTACAGATAACACTTGGGTAGAACAATGTGTTGCAAACGACAAAAACATAACTATAATAACATATTAAAATGGAAGAATTAAATCTAATCAAACAAGCTCTTGAGATTGCAACTCAGAAAGGTGCATTTGGAATGAATGATGTAGTGGCTATTTATCAAGCCATAGCTAAACTTGAAGAAAGACTCAAAGAGCAAGAGTAAAAATGGATATAAGAAAAATATCAATAGGCTCTGACTATAAAGGTGGTGCAATGCACTACCTAGTCGGGCAGAAAATACTTGGAGATACAAACCAAATTCATCTTATTAAATTCAACGAAGAAAAAAAATCTACGCAGATATACATCATTAATAAAAAAGAAGAAGTAGTTTTGTGGAAAGAGTTTACCTCTTCAATGCCTATTTCAATCGAATTTAATATAGACTTTTAATGAAATCCCCATTCTATTTTATAGCAAAGCCTATAAATGGGAAGCGTTACGATAACACAAGAGATATAGGAGGTATTGAATTTATAGTCAGTACCTCTGAGGAGGACCATAAGTTCTCTAACAGATACGCTGAAGTTATCGAAGTTCCCGTTGGCTACACAGGCCCTATTGAGGCCGGAGACACACTCCTTGTGCACCACAACGCATTTAAGTTCTACAATGATATGAAAGGTAGACAGAAAAGCGGAAAGAGTTTCTTCAAAGATGATTTGTTCTTTATTGAGACAGACCAATTCTTTATGTATAAAAAAGTTGACAAGTGGTTTGCATACGATAAGTATTGCTTTGTGAAACCAATTGCTCCAACAGAATCATACATAAACAAGCCATTCAACGAAGAGCCTTTAATGGGGCAGATGGTATATCCAAATGAATACCTACTAAATCAAGGAATAGACAAAGGAGACTTTATTTGCTTTTCCCCGGATAGCGAGTATGAGTTTACCGTAGATGGCGAGAAGCTATATCGAATGTACGACCATCAAATAACGATGAAGCTATGACATCAAAGGAAGTAAAGCTAAAGATTATATCAGCCGGATACAAAGCAGTAACGGAACTTATAAAAGTAGCTGAGGAGTCAATCTTAAATCCGGACATGGAAGGGGATGATTTGGCTGCTGATAAATTAAAAAATGCTGCTGCTACAAAGAAATTGGCTATATTTGACGCATTTGAGATTCTAAATAGAATAGAGTCGGAAAAAGAAAGCATTGAATTGTCCGAAAAGGGAGGCAACAAAACTGACACAAAACAAGGATTTGCAGAAAGAAGGTCAAAATAATATATATACAGTAGTCAAGGACTATATACCATCTAATGCCGTCACTAAAAAGAATGGCAACAAGTCTTGGTTATATGGGTACAACGAACAGTATGATGTTGTTGTGATATCAAAAACAGGAGAGATAGGAGAGATAATAAACATCTCAGGTATAAATATAGCTCTTCCTAAGCAGCCAAAGACTTGTTATCAGAGAAGCTCATCAAAAGCCGATCAACATTGGGAAAGAGAGTCAATACCTAAACAACTCTCAAGAATACAATCAATCTTTCAATGGAATGAAATGCCCGCTGAGTTTAAGAACAGATGGGTTGATTACATAGAGCAGGAGTTTGACTATAGAGAGCAAGGCTTTTGGTTTATGAACAATGGAGTTCCAACCTACATCACAGGCTCCCATTACATGTACCTGCAATGGTCTAGTATCGATGTTGGGTATCCTGACTTTCGGGAAGCAAATAGAATCTATTGGATTTTTTGGGAAGCGTGTAAAGCTGACGAGCGTAGCTTTGGTATGATATACCTCAAGATTAGACGTTCAGGATTCTCCTTTATGTCTTCATCAGAAGCGGTAAACATAGGTACTCTTGCAAAAGACGCAAGGGTTGGTATTTTGTCAAAGACAGGAGCCGATGCCAAGAAGATGTTTACAGACAAAGTAGTTCCAATCAACAGCAGACTTCCATTCTTCTTTAAGCCTATTATGGATGGTATGGACAAGCCAAAGACAGAGTTGGCGTTCCGTGTGCCGGCATCAAAGATTACAAAGAAGAACATGTACGAATCCGAAAATGAAATCATAGAAGGATTAGATACATCAATCGATTGGAAGAATACAGAAGATAACTCCTATGACGGGGAGAAGCTGTTGTTCTTAGCGCATGACGAATCCGGTAAATGGACTAAACCAAACAACATCAAAGAGAATTGGCGAGTAACTAAAACGTGTCTTCGTTTGGGTTCTAAAATCATTGGAAAGTGTATGATGGGTTCAACATCAAATGCTTTGTCAAAAGGAGGTCAGAACTACAAGGATATGTTTGAGGATTCTAATGCTGCCACTAGAAATGCTAACGGTCAAACAAAAAGTGGATTATACGCCTTGTTTATTCCTATGGAATGGAACATGGAGGGATTCATAGATAAGTACGGAATGCCTGTATTCTACAAGCCGGAGAAACCTATTATGGGCGTGGACGGAAGATTAATAAAGAATGGAGCTGTAGATTATTGGGAGGCTGAGGTTGAGTCATTGAAAAATGACCCGGACGCATTGAATGAGTTTTATCGTCAATTTCCAAGAACAACGTCTCACGCATTTAGAGACGAGAGCAAACAGTCTTTGTTCAATCTAACTAAAATTTACCAACAGATTGACTACAATGATAGTTTGATAAAAGAACGCTACTTGACTAGAGGTTCTTTCCATTGGAAAGATGGAATGAAAGATACTGTTGTTGTGTTCACTCCGGATATCAGGGGTAGGTTTCTAGTTAGTTGGACCCCGGCAAAACACCTTCAGAATAACGTGCATTTAAGGAATGGTATGAAATATCCCGGAAATGAACACATAGGTTCTTTTGGGTGCGACTCTTATGATATATCAGCAGTAGTTGGAGGAAGAGGGTCCAATGGTTCTTTGCACGGCCTTACGAAGTTCAACATGGATGATGCTCCTTCCAATGAGTTCTTCTTGGAATACATAGCAAGACCTCAGACGGCAGAGATATTTTTTGAAGAAGTATTAATGGCTTGTATTTTTTATGGTATGCCAATACTTATAGAAAATAACAAACCTAGGCTTCTTTATCATTTTAAAAATAGAGGGTATAGACACTATTGTCTAAACAGGCCCGACAAACAATATAACAAGTTAACAAAAACAGAGCGAGAACTAGGAGGAATACCAAACTCCTCTGAAGATGTAAAGCAATCGCATGCATCTGCAATTGAGTCGTATATCGAGAGATATGTTGGCATTGACTTTACAGGCTCTTATAGAGATAGCGGAGATATGGGAACAATGCCATTTACAAGAACTCTAGAGGATTGGGCTAAGTTTGATATTAATGACCGAACAAAGTTTGATGCTTCTATCAGCTCAGGTCTAGCTATAATGGCTAATCAAAAGCACTTATACTTGCCTGAGAAAAAAGATTCGAAAATTATTGTTAACTTCGCAAGGTATTCAAATGATGGAACAAATAGCGAATTAATTAGATGAAAAACGTAACAATAGATATTACATCGTCAGCATTTCCAAGTCAGCTAGCTACTGATGCGGAAAAAGCATCCGAGCAATTTGGGTTACAAGTTGGACAAGCTATTCAATATGAGTGGTTTAGAAAGGACGGAAACTCTTGTAGATATTATGGTCAATGGAAAGAATTTCATAGACTTAGACTTTATGCTAGAGGAGAGCAATCAGTTGGGAAATATAAGAATGAATTAGCTATTGATGGAGATTTATCCTATCTGAATTTGGATTGGACTCCGGTTCCTGTTATACCTAAGTTTGTTGACATTGTGGTAAACGGAATGTCCGACAGACTTTTCAAGGTTAAGGCATACGCTCAAGACGCTATGTCTCAAGCTAAAAGAAATAAGTACCAAGAGATGATGGAGTCTCAGATGGTAGGTAAAGATATATTGTCAAAGATTAAAGAATTGTCAGGAGCCGACCCATTTATTATGGACCCGGATGAATTGCCAAATGACGACGAAGAATTATCATTATTCATGCAGCTTAATTATAAGCCGGCAATTGAGATAGCTGAAGAAGAAGCTATAAATACAATGTTCGACGAGAATCATTACGATGAAGTTCGAAAAAGACTTGATTATGATGCTACCGTACTTGGTATCTCTATAGCAAAGCATGAATTTTTACAAGGAGCAGGAGTTAAAATTTCTTATGTAGACCCTGCCAATGTAGTTTATAGCTATACCGAAGACCCTTATTTTAGAGATTGTTTTTATTGGGGAGAAATCAAAACCCTTCCAATTACAGAGTTGATGAAAATTGACCAAAGTTTAACTAAGGAAGATTTAGAAGAAATTACCCAATATAGTCAAGGTTGGTATGATTACTACAACGTAGCTCAATTTTATCAGAACAGCGTATTCTCTCGTGATACTTGTACATTGATGTACTTTAATTATAAAACTACAAAGAAAGTAGTCTATAAAAAGAAAATACTTGACAACGGAGCTTCTAGATATATTCAAAAAGATGACACCTTCAATCCTCCAACAGAAATGATGGAAGAAGGAAATTTTGAAAAAGTAGAAAAGACTATTGATGTATGGTATGAGGGTATTATGGTAATGGGTACTAACATTCTTTTACAATGGAAATTGTCAGAGAACATGGTAAGACCAAAATCATCTTCTCAGCACGCATTGCCAAATTACATTGCTTCCGCTCCGCGTATGTATAAAGGAGCTATTGAGTCTTTGGTTCGTAGAATGATACCATTTGCTGACCTTATTCAAATTACTCACTTAAAACTACAACAAGTAGTTAATCGTGTTGTTCCGGATGGTGTATTTATTGATGCAGATGGAATTAACGAAGTAGACTTAGGAACAGGAGCTGCGTACAATCCTGAAGATGCATTAAGACTATACTTCCAAACAGGTTCTGTTATTGGAAGAAGCTACACTCAGGACGGAGAGTTCAATAACGCTAAAGTTCCAATCACACAACTCACATCAAACTCAGGCGCTAGTAAACTGCAAATGCTTATTGCTAACTATAATCATTATATGGATATGATTAGAACCGTAACCGGCTTAAATGAAGCTAGAGATGGTTCTACTCCTGACCCTAACTCTTTAGTTGGTTTACAGAAATTAGCTGCATTGAACTCAAATACAGCTACTCGCCACATATTAGAAGGAGGGTTGTTTATTTATCGTTCTATAGCCGAGGCATTGACGTATAGAATTGCAGATATTCTAGAATACTCTGATTTTAAAGATGACTTTATAAACAAAATCGGTAAGTACAATGTATCTATCTTAGGAGAGATAGCAGACTTGTATATTTATGATTTTGGCATATTTATAGAAATAGCTCCTGATGAAGAGCAAAAAGCTCAACTTGAAGCTAATATCCAAATGGCTTTATCTAAGGGAGATATTAATCTTGAAGATGCAATTGATATTCGAGAGATAAGAAACTTAAAACTTGCCAATCAATTACTCAAGCAAAAGAGAAAGAAAAAAGAAGAGAGAGAAGAAAAAATGGCTATGCAAAAACAAGCTATTGTTTCTCAACAGCAAATGCAAGCTCAACAAATGGCTTCTCAATCTGCTATTCAAAAAATGCAAATGGAGCTTCAAACCAAGATGCAACTAAAACAATCAGAAGCAGAGTACGACATCAGAAAAATGCAAGTTGAGGCTGAGTTAAAATCTCACTTGATGGCAGAAGAATTTGGTTATACTCAGCAACTTCGAGGAATGGAAGTTGAGAACTTAGACAAGAGAGAAAAAGAAAAGGAAATGGCTAAGGATAAACGTATAAGTATTCAAAACACACAGCAGTCAAAATTAATAGACCAACGTAAAAACAATCTTCCTCCTTTGAACTTTGAATCGAATGAAGATAGCTTAGATGGCTTTGATTTAGGAGAGTTTGAGCCTCGATAAAAAATAAATAAAATTATATATATTTGTAGGAAAATTAAATCAAATTAAAATTAAATAAAATGGAATTAAAAGTAAGACTATTAGACGGTGTAGAAGAAAAAGGTGTCGCTCAAGTAGAACAAGAATTGCTTGAAAAACATGAACAGCAATTATCGGAAGATATTCCTCCTGTTGATACACCACCTATTGATACTCCTCCAACTCCTAGTGACGATGATGAACTAGATGAGGAAAAAGTTCTTTCATATATTGGTAAAAGATATAATAAGCAGATTAATTCACTAGATGAATTGACAGCTCAAAGGGAAGAAGCTGAGGCTTTGCCTGAAGATGTTGCTGCTTATATGAAATACAAAAAAGAAACAGGTAGAGGTTTTGAAGATTTCTTGAGTCTTAAAAAAGATTATGACTCAATGGACTCTGAAACTTTACTTAAGAATTATCTATTAGCAACACAAGATGGTCTTGATGCAGATGACATTGAGACATTAATGGAGGACTATAGATACGAGGAATACGACGACGATTCTACTATTAGAAAAGTCAAGTTAGAAACAAAAAAGGCTGTTGCTGAAGCAAAGAAGTTTTTTAATTCTCAAAAAGAAAAATACAGAGTGCCGCTTGAGTCAAGCGCGCCACTTATTTCTGAAGAGGAAAAAGAAATTTACGAAGGCTATAAGCAATATACTAAGCAAGCGAAGACTATTGAAGAGGAGAATGAAAGAAAGCGCAGTTGGTTTAACCAAAAGACAGATGAGTTATTTAATGGAGAGTTCAAAGGTTTTGAGTTCAATATTAATGACAAACGAATCACTTTCAGTCCCGGAGATGCTAATGAATTGAAGAAAGCCCAATCTACACCCGCAAACTTTATAAATAAGTTTTTGGATGAACAGGGCTTAATTAAAGATGCAGCAGGTTATCATAGGTCGTTAGCAATTGCTATGAATCCTGAGAAGTTTGCCAAGTTCTTTTATGAACAAGGTCAATCTGATGCTACTGAAGGAACGATGAAAGACATAAAGAATATCAATATGTCCGAGAGAAGAGCACCTGAAGTAACAAAGTCAACGGATGGAATGCAGGTTAAAGCGGTAAATCCTGATTCGGGTAGAAGTCTTAAAATCCGCAGTATAAAAAAATTATAAATTTAAAAACTAAAGTAAAATGGCAGGTTCATTATTATCGTCTCCTACTTTTGCATTACAACCGGCAGCGGAGCAAGTAGCGTTACAAACCAACTACATTACCAACTTTAACTTTTTGAATCAGTATCTTCCTGATACTTACGAAAAAGAGTTTGAGCGTTACGGTAATCGTACAGTATCTTCATTCTTGAGAATGGTAGGTGCTGAGATGCCTTCTAACTCTGACCAAATCAAATGGGTAGAACAAGGTCGTCTTCACATTAAGTACACTAGCTGTACTTCAGGAGCAGCCCGCTACTTTCACAGTAGCTGATGCAGGTGTTACTTACATCGCAATTCGAGTTGGACAAACTGTAATGATTCAAAATAACACTTCAGGTGTTTTCAACAAAGCAATCGTTACTGCGGTTCCTACTGCAACTACTTTTACAGTAGCTTACTACGAGTCAACAGGACAAGCATTTGCTGTGTCTACTGCTTGTACAGTATTTATCTATGGTTCTGAGTTCAAAAAAGGAACTGCCGGAATGGTTGGTTCTTTGGAAGCTGAGGATGATATCTACAGCAACAACCCTATTATCTTGAAAGATAAATATGCGGTTAATGGTTCTGATATGGCTCAAATCGGATGGGTTGAAGTTACTACTGCGAACGGAGCTACAGGGTACT